GACGGGCTCCGAGTTTCATTTTGAGGGGCTTTTCCGGAACACCGATAAAATAAAATCTTATTATGATGTTGACATTGCGTGGTTATGCGAGGCCCAGCCCGTGTCGGAAGACAGTCTCCAGATTTTGTTCCCCACGATTCGCAACGCAAACTCTGAAATCTGGATCGAATTCAATGACAAATACGCGGACGATCCTTGTTACAGACGCTTCTGTCAAGACCCTCCTTCAAACGCATTTGTCAAGAAGGTATCCTATCTTGACAATCCGTGGTTTCCGCCCGAGTTGCAGGCGGAGATGGATAATGATTTTAAGTATCGTCCTAAAGCCGCGGCGAATATATGGCTTGGTGATTTGAAGGGTGCTGGTGGTCTAGTCTGGGAGTTTGATCCAAAGGTACACATCAGGGAGTTTTCCAAAGAGGATTTGAAATTGGCAAATGTTTTTATGGCAATCGATCCGCATCAGGTGCATTTTTCCGCAGCGGTCTGGGTTGCGTTGATACCGTCTCCCGATAAGTCAAGGATGTACAAGTGGATATTTGCCGAGTGGCCTCGAATAGCAACTCTGAATGGTAGTTTTGCGGATGTCCGCACATCTGTCAACTACGGCGGGACCTACTCCGACATGGCCAGGGAGTTTTATGCAACCGAGTCAGAATCAAGGTTTTGCGACCCAGGTAAATCCCTGAAAATTTATGGTCGTTTTATCGATTCCCGTTTCGCCGCGGGCACAGGTGCGGCGAATTGGTCGTCAAAGACTGAGGGTATTGTGGCGGAGTTTGCTAAACGCGAGAACGGCGGTCTGGATTTTATCAGTCCTCCCTGCACGATAATCGATTCTCGGCGTGATGTGATAAAAAAGGATATGGAGTACAACACGAAAATCGCCTTGTCGTCAATCAATCAGCCCAGTCTGTATGTGTCGGAGAGCTGCCAGAATGTGATACAGTCGTTTACCAGCCACCGCTACGAGGAGGATTCCGAAAAAGAAAGCGATCGGTTTAAGGATTTTTCGGATGCAATCAGGATCTGCTATTCGGGGTTTGCAGACCATAAATACAAGGACCCGAACAAAAAGATTTTGAATGATTATTATGATTTTGGTACTTCCGGAAGAGATTGGATGGCGCTGTAACTTTAACAAAGGAGTTTTATGGGAAAAACTATGGGCGATCTGGGCGATACGTATGCTACAATCAAAAAGGGCAAAGTTAAGATGGGTACGAAGTCCAAACAGTTTAAGTTTTTGATGTTGAAGAAGTTGCCGTTGACTGTTGTTAAAAAGGGTGAAGGTAAAAAGGTTGCCGAAAGGCTGAATGTGAAGAAATAGTGTTTAATAACTTGTTAATATTTCAGTTAGCAGTTAGTTAGCAGCATCTAATGAAGGAGTTTTTAATGGAATTCCAGTTGGACGAAAATGTTTCCGACCTCGGGACTCCGCCTGTCCCTCCTGTTGTCACAGATGAATTAAATCTTGAACCTGAGGCAGAACCAGAAGAGACCGACGCCGAAATATTGACTGAGGCTCGGGAGCGTTTCAAAATATGTTCGGAAATGTCCGAAGAAATTCGGGCCAACGCTTTGTCCGATCTGATGTTTTTGTCTGGCGACGACGAAAACAAAAATCAGTGGACGCAGACGGCTCTTTCCGAGCGAGCACTTTATGGACGTCCCGCAATTACCGTTAATAAATTGCCCACCACCGTTAATCAGGTCGCAAACGACATACGACAAAACAACCCATCCATAAAAGTGAGGCCCGTTGATTCCGTGACGGATCCTGCTACGGCCGAGGTCATTAGCGGGTTGATACGCACAATCGATTATAAATCCGCGGTTGATAATGCCACATATTATGCGGTTGCTTGTGGAGAAGGATTTTTTCGCATTTCTACACGGTGGATTGAGGGAACTTTTGACCAGGAGATAATTGTTGAAAGAATAGAAAATCCGTTAAGCGTTTATTTTCCAATCAACATCATAAAAATGGCGGATTACAGTGACGCCCCGTATTGTTTTGTCCGATTTGTGATATCCAAAGATGAATTCAAGGCCAAGTATCCCAATCAGCCTGACATGTCTCACTGGGACGGCGGGACTGGCGACAGGAACTGGGTAGAGGAAAATGCTGTTTGGATCGCAGAATATTTCCGCGTCGAAGAAACACCAGTAACTCTCTACAAGCTATCCAATGGTGAAGTGGTAGAGGAAGTGCCTGATTCTATTTTGTATCCAGACATAACGGTAGTAGACGATAGAGAATCTACCAAACGTAAAGTCATGCGTTATCTTATTACACAGTTTTCCATTCTTGAAAGAAACGAAATTCCGTCGCGATATATTCCGGTGGTTCCGATTTTGGGGCAGGAGATGAATGTTGACAATAAGAAAATTTATAATTCCCTTATTCGTTTTGCGAAGGATCCACAGCGAAAATACAACCATTTGAAATCGGCCGAGATTGAGATTATCGCCTTGGCCCCGATATCGCCGTTTATGTGTGCCGAGGGTGTGACTGACGGACATGAGGACGAGTGGGCGGTTTTAAACAAAAAACATCTAGCAAAAATAACATACAAGCCCGATATCCGACTCCCAAGTGCGGGAATGCCGCAACGCATAGATCCCCCCCAAGTGCCTGGCGCGGTTGTAAATGCTATACGGGAAGCAAGCGACGACATAAAAGCTTGTACCGGAGTGTTTGATGCAGGTCTTGGAGCAAAAGGCAACGAAACGAGCGGGCGGGCCATAATTGCTCGCACCCGTCAATCTGACACGGTAACCTATCATTTCGTGGAATCCGTGACCGCCGCCGTAAAGTTAATGGGTAAAATTTTTATCGACATGATACCTGTACTGTACGATGTTCCCCGTGCCATCAGAATCCTCGGCGAAGATATGCAAGACGAAATAGTAATGGTTAATCAGTTGCATAAGACGTTCAACAATGACAATCGTCTGTATGATTTGAAAACGGGAAGATACGATCTGATAGTTAGTGTGGGGCCGTCTTACGAGTCCCGTAGAATAGAAGCCGCCCAGAATTTGATTAATCTCATACAATCCGTTCCGCAAATTGGTTTGGTGTCCAGCGATATACTTGTGCGGAATTTGGATTTCCCTGGAGCGCAGGAACTTTCAGATAGGTTGAGAAAAACAATACCTCCAAATCTGTTGGAGAAAGAATCTTTCGGAAAAAATATCACGGAACCGCAGTTGAGGGAAATAATTGCCGACCTGGAAAAACAGATGGCAATAGTTGCCACTATGCAGCAGGAGCGGGCACAGATGGGTCAGATGATTCAAGCGTTACAGAAACAGTTGGCCGATAAACTGCAAGCCGAGCAGATAAAGGCCGACACCGCGGTTATACGCGCCTCGTCCGAAGTCAAGAAATCCCAACTGGCTCTTGAGCAGGAAAAAATAAAACAGGGATTTGCTCAATCCAGACACGCGGTTGACACGGCAATTGATTTTGCAAACAGAAATATTACAGGGCAATACCAGCCCGAGGGACCGGCACCAACGCCGAGACAGTTTTAAGAAAGGCTTTATATGTCAACCGACAACACAGTCGAGATCGAGAAAGTGGTAAATGTTGATGAACCTGTTGAAGAAGAGACTGAAGAGAAAAAAGAAGTAGAGGAAATAGAGGAAGTTGATAAAGAGGAAAAAGACGAAAAAGACGAGACCGCTGAAGAAGAGGAAATACCTAAGGAGAGGCCTCGCGGAGACCAGGATGCAGCCTGGAAAAGACTGCAGCGGCGTAAGGACGACTATAAGCAGAGAGCTGAGCGGGCAGAGGCAATGATACAACAGCAGATGTATCAGCAACTCCAGCCGCAGCAACAACCAGTGCAGGAATCCGACGAACCTGCCAGAGATCAGTACGCGGACGATGCTGGTTATTTGAAGGCTTGGATGGAATGGAGCAAGCTGGGAATTACGAAGCAGGTCAGGCAGGAATTTTATCAGCAACAGCAGGAGACACAACAAACACAGGCAAAAGAGGCCTGGGATAAAAAACTTGCGGTGACGAGAGAAAAATATCCTGATTATGATGAAGTATTGGAAGAAGCTTTAGATATCAAAATCCCAGAAAATCTGTACCCTGCGCTGACAACAGCCTTGCAGGAGTCCGATCTGGGTGGAGATATATGGTATTATTTGTCAAGTAACCCCGACGAAGCCAGGCGGGTGATGCAGATGTCCCCAACCAGAGTTGCCTTGGAAATAGGTCGGTTGGAGTCGATTCTCGAAAGTGAACTGAAACAGACCAAGAAGGTTTTGGTTTCAAAAGCGCCATCTCCTGTCGCGAGTCCGAAAGCGTCATCCGGGAAATCATCCCGTGATCCTAATAAAATGACGCCAGAAGAATATTATGCGTGGAGGATGGAGGACAAACGAAAAAAATAACTTTAACAAAAGGAAATTATTACTATGCCAACAGCAAGTAACACTGATTTAACTTCTGACATCATCCTGAAGGAAGCTCTGGCCATTATGAAAAATGCTCAGGGTATGATTCCTTCGGTTGATCGTCAGTACGACGCCCAGTTTGCCGCAGGTGGGGCATCCATCGCGGGTCCAATCGGGCCAAGTCTTCGTATCCGTTTTCCTGCCCGTTATGTCGCCACCGAGGGGGAGACAATGGTCGAACAGGATTCCGTTGATACGGCAGTAACCTTGACAGTTTCGACTGCCATGCACGTCGGAATGAATTTTGGATCCAATGAGCTTACTCAAAGTATCCAGAATTTTTCTAAAAACTACATCGCGCCCGCAATGTCTACGCTGATCGATGCTGTGGACAGAAAACTCGCGAGTACGTATGTCAACGCATATAACAGCGTCGGAACTCCTGGAGTTTCTCCTGCAACGACTGCAGTGTGTAACCAGGCAGGTTCGATGTTGACAAAGTATTGTGCGTTGAACGACCAGAACAGAATGGCCGTTGTCAATCCCGATGCACGGGCAACACTCATTGGTGCTTTCTCCACTCTGTACAATGCTCCCGCGGCAATCACCTCCCAGTTTGAGACTGGCGTGCTTGCAAAGTCGTGGGGTTTTGAATGGCGTGAATCGAACTGCATTAACAGCCACACCAATGGTGCCGTAGATGCAACATCTTCGTCTCCATGTGTGCAGGTTAACGGTCCCGACCAGAGTGGTTCGACAATTGCAATTGACAAGCTGGCTGCTCTTGCTGTTTTAAAAGCAGGAGATGTTTTTCAGCTCGCTGGAGTCTATGGAGCCAACCCAGTGTCCGGGCAGAATCTCGGGCATCTGCAGCATTTTTCCGTCACTGCCGATACGACAGCCAGCGGTGGAGGAGCCATTGCGGCCCTGCCAATCGCTCCGTCGATTGTAACCAGTGGAGCGTACAAGACGGTAACCAACAGTCCTGCCAACGACGCGTCCGTTGTTTTCCTGGGCGTGGGCGGTGGTGTGTATCCGCAGAACCTGTGCTTCTCGCGCAGCGCCATCACACTTGCAACAGCAGACATTGAGCTTCCTGAAGTTAAGTTTCGCTCTCGCAACAACATGGATGGAATTTCTCTGCGTATCGTCAAGGACTACACGATCGCAACCAATAAAAACCCGTGCAGAATCGATATTCTGTTCGGTGTTAAAATGGTTCGGCCGGAGTGGTGCACCAGGATGTATGGTTAATTGAAGTAAAAAGGAAGAGGGAGGAAATCCTCCTCCCTTTTCTTTTATCAAGGAGAAAAAATGTCATCGATCTGCACAACTACTATTGGACATCTGATATCCCGTGCTTTACGGATGTTGGGAGTAAAAGAAGCTGGGGAGCCTTTGGGATCCGAGGAATCCAAGGACGCACTGCAGGTTGCCAATTTCATGTTGGCACAGTGGAGTTTGGAAAAGCTGACGGTTTACAAAGTAGTAAATGAATTATTTGATATTGTTCCTGGACAGAGCGAATACACTATCGGTCCGAGCCCAGATGCGAATTGGAATACCGATCGTCCGATAATTTTTGAGAAGTCGTCGATGTTTATCAGAGAGACAGTATCGGGTGTCAATTCTGATACACCTCTCGAATATTACACGAATGACCAGTTTCAGCAGATCAACCAGAAATCAACCCAATCCTCTATTCCCGTTTTTTGGTCGTGGGACAGAAATTTTCCTCTTGCTACAATAAAAATGTATCCAGTCCCGTCTTCAGCGTTGAAGATCGGATTGAGCCAGACAATGCAGTTTGACAAATTCAACTCAGTCAGTGATGCAGTTGGTCTTCCGCCTGGCTATGATGCAGCAATCGCGTACAACCTCGCAGTCGAATTAAGTCCTGAGTATGGGGTGTCATCCGGAGTATTGCAGACCATAGCTGCAAAGGCAGAAGAGACAAAAGCGAATCTCAAGCGTGTCAACAAAGAGATGTTGATACTTGATCTTGACAGAGATTTGGTGCCATCCGGTCGATACAACATAGTAACGAACAGGTAAAAAATTCTCACGATGAAATGTTCCATTATTGGTCCTACTTTTGAGGGCAGATCAACTGCTATTGACTCACAGTCGTGTGTCAATTTCTATCCCGAGGTTTCGTCTTCTCTGGAAGCCAAAAATGTTATTGCTCTAATTGGGACTCCTGGATTGAAATTGTTTACTTCTGCGGGCAGCGGCGGAAATCGCGGAGAGTTTGTGACCGCACGACAGAGACTGCTGACTGTCATCGGTAACACACTGTGGGAGATAAATGAAAACAAGTCGGCAACGAATCGCGGAACGCTGAATACGCACGAAGGTCGTGTCGAGTTTGCGGAAATACAAAATACCGCAGTCGGCATGGGTGGGTCGCAAGTGATGTTGGTCGACGGAATTTACGGATACATTTTTAGAACCGATACAAATGTTTTTGTGCAGATAACAGGAAACTATACAGGCGGTACAAGCATAGTTTCCATCAATGGACGGTTTTTGCAGAATGTCAACGACACGGGAACAGTGATTTACTCAGGTCTGTACGACGGTCTTTCCTGGGATATCGGCGGAAGAAATTTTGTTACGGAGGGAAGTCCCGATCCCGTGCAGGCCATAAAAACGATCAACAACGAGTTATGGATTTTTGGAACGAACAGCACGGAAGTCTGGTTTAGCACACCCAGCGCGGAGGAGCCGTTTGCAAAAGTCAATTCGGGGCACATAAATACGGGAGTTTCGGGGAAATATTCCGTGGCAACGATGCAGAATCAGGTTATTTGGCTTGGATCAAATGTTTCGGGGACGGGAACCATATGGCAGGCAAGCGGTTATTTGCCTGATCGCATCAGCAATCACGCGATTGAGTATATCATCAATAAAATTGACGACATATCGGATTGCATATGTTATTCATATAATCAGGAAGGACATAATTTCGTTGTTTTCAACTTTATTTCCGGAAACAAGACATTGGTTTACGATTTGACAACCCAAATGTGGCATGAAAGAGCGAGTTTTGACAAGTTGACAGGAAATAACAATCGCCATAGAGCAATTTGTGCGGTTTTATGGAACAACAAGGTGATGGTTGGTGATTATGCCAACAATAATATTTACGAATATGGTTTAGACACATATACGGACATAGGAGCGACAATACGGCGTATACGGACGGCACCCCACATCCATCAGGACCGAAAAAGACTGTTTTTCCGTCAATTTGAACTGGATTTTGAGCGTGGAGTCGGTTTACTTCCGACAACCAGCGATACGACATCGTACGATTACGAATCAGATCCTCAGATCATGCTTAGCTGGAGTAATGATGGCGGGTACACTTATAGCGGAGAACATTGGTCTACCGCGGGGAAAATCGGAGAGCGGACATGTACGGCATCGTGGAACCGTCTTGGGAAATCCCGAGATCGGGTATTCCGCATCGAGTGTACTGCTCCCGTTCGATGGGTTTTGATAGATGCGAGAATGACTACAGAATCGGAGGATTAAAATGGCTTTTTCTCCCCCTCCGATCAGGACGGTATTGACTGATGATAATGGAATATTGACTTATCCCTGGCAACGATATGTGAATGATGAGTATGCCGCAATCAGGGATTCAACTGGTGGAGGCGGGCAGGGAGCAACTGGACTTCAGGGAATTCAGGGCTCGGCAGGAAAGCCTGGAGCAAAAGGTGATGATGGACAACCCGGAGCAAAGGGAGATCAGGGTGTGACAGGGTTGGCTGGGTTAGGGGTTGAAGCAGACAATTTAGCGTATAGTTGGATGTTGACATGATAATTTTAACAACACAGAATCTTACGGCATATTGCGACGCCACATCTACGTCCGCGCCGTCCTGGCAGGCATCGTATGCCGATCATATTCCCGAGGTGTCGTTTACCGAAGGAAACAGTTGCGGAGTGTTGACTGACACCACGGCAGTGACAATAGTCGATGTTCCCATTTATGGAACTAAGCGGGCGGTAAAAACAATATCGTTCTGCAATTTAGATTCTGTCACCCAGACCTTTACGGTTTTGCTGGATGACGGCGTAACTCAGACAACATTATTTGTCAAGACCATTCCACCGAACGAGAACCTGATTATTGACACGGAAATTTATCCACAAATAAATGTCCAAGGCCCAACAGGCATTCAGGGTGTTACTGGGCTCGTTGGTGAGACGGGTATTCAGGGCGTGACGGGAATATCCCTTGGTGA